GCCGGCAGCTTTCGCTACCGACCCCATGACTCTTTTACCTCACGCGGAATCCCGCGGGGTGGGCCTTCTTGGGGGCCTTGGGGGCGCGGGCCTTGGCGGCCTTGGCCTTGGCCTTGGCCTTGGCCTCAGCCTCAGCCTCGACCATGGCCTCGGCCTGGCTGGCCAGGGCCAAGGCCTGAGCCCTGAGGCAGGCCAGTGCCTGGGCCGCGGCCTCGGCCTTGGCCTCGGCGTCGGCCTGCTCGCGCAGGACCTCCGCCTTGGCCTCGGCTCGGGCCTTGGCCACGAGGGCCCGGACTCCTTCGGCGAGGGCCTTGGCCTTGTCGGCCTCGACCTGCGCCTGGGCGGCCTGGGCGGCCTGGCCCCTGGCCTGGGCGGCGGCGACCTCGCGGGCTCGGTCCTCGACCTCGGCGAGGATCCGCTCCCGGAGGAGCTTCACCTCCGCCTCGGCGGCCTTGGCCTCGGCGTCGGCAGCGGCCTGCTCGCGCAGGACCTCCGCCTTGGCCTCGGCGCGGGCAGCGGCCACGAGGGCTTCGACCTTCGCCTTGGCCTTAGCCTCGGCCTCGACCTCGGCGCGGGCTTCGGCGACCATCGCGTCGCCGTAGCGACGGACGGCCCCCTTAGCCCACACGCCGAGGGCCGTGAGGCCCAAGGACCCCAAAAGGATGGTACTGATCATGTGGATTTCCTCCAATGTTCTGTATAAGTATCACTTATACGCTTCATACTAAGCAGCTGATGAGACTACCTAGGAAAAACTTTAAGTGTCTTGGGTTCCCTTTAAGAAGGGATACTCTAGCCCTCAGGCTCTTGAGTGTAGGACACTAAAATTTTTCGTGTGGAAAGGCCGTAAGTTTGGTATACCGTAATACAGATACTTACAAGGTCTTCCCATGTATATAAGATACTTACAGTATCAAACATGGCCCTAAAACAAAGTTTTAGGGGTTGAAAAATTCTAGAAACCTACACAGAGTGTAGGACACTAAAATTTTTCATTTTGGTTACAACCCTGATCATAGGGGGGTACCAATACACACTCATTGCCCACCACCCACGCTCAAGCACTTCTCAAAAATATAATCTAGGCGAAATTATTACCCGCGATTTCACAAGGGACCTGACCTGAGAATTTAATAGAAAATCGACTTAGGGCAGAGGACCCAAATACACGCACCAAAAATTTTGATGAAATACCCCCTAGACAAATCTATAGGGTTTCCATTAAGCTGCAAGCATGAAAATACTTAATGCGTTGTTGGCCGCAGCACTTATGTCCGGGTGTGCCGGAACTGTAAGAGCCGCAGCATATCGGGAACCAGTACTTGACCGCGCAACTGATAATTCCGGTAGCCGCCCCGAGTGGGTATCTAGCCAAGAAGATATCCCAGGATTTATCACGATTATTACTACATCCACTAGCGCACTCTCCGCAGAGTCGGGAGTTCGACTTGCAAAAGCCTACGCGCTTGCACAACTTGCAGAACAGCTACAAACCACTGTAAAGACCCAGTCGCAGCTAAACACCAAGAACAGTGTCGAGCAGGTTAACGAGCAGATTACGTGGAGTGCCGCAGCTATCTTGAAGTCTCTACGCCAGAAAAATGTTTACTGGGAAAGCCGTCAAACTTCTGAGGGTGTGAGGTATTCTGTCTGGGTGCAGTGGGTAATGCCGGAAAAGGCCTTTTATAGGCTTCAGGACGAGATTTCCCAGTAATGGAGATATCTTCCGCTGGGTCCGGTGAAACGCCTGATTTAGCGGTTCTGGGAGCCCTTAAAAATGGGGTTGAACAGCAAACAAGAGTCTTGGTTGATGCCAAGACTCTTGTTTATAATGGTCAACTTATTTCTGAGACAATTATTACCAGAAGTACGGCTTATATTACGAACTATAGGGTTTATAAGCTTGTAAAGAATAAATCTAGCTGGACAGCTCATGTGTTATGTACTGTCAATGAAAAAGCTTTAGTAAACGATCTATTTCCTCCTAATAAAAATCACGCTTTAGGTATGAACGGGGTTTTACTAGGAATCAAGGTTGCACAGTTTTACGGTGATGTGGCTTATACCCATATAAAGAAACAAGAACATGAAGTAGCTGTAGAAAATGAATCTAAAGCTTTGAACCTATTTATGAATGATTTACAGTTTCGTAAGAAGTACCCTATCAAGGTCTTGGGAATATCACCTAGGTTTTCTGACGGAGAATTTAGCCTCTGTGTCGATCTAGATATTTCTAGGCCTAATACAAAGTATCATCCAAAGTTTTTTAGTAATGGAGTTGACTACTTATTTATTCAGGCGCAGTTTAAAAATAAACTTGGAAAAATCTTGTGGACTGAAGATGTAGTAGCTTACTACCCGTGGAAAAAACTAATAATACCTGGTCCAAAAGATCCAAAAATCGTCACTCAGACTAAACTATTGTCGATTATTTGGATATAATGTAAATTAGTCCTAGATCAATCTAGACTATATTTACTATTGTTTGGAGATACCCATGGCTAGTAATCCACCTAAGAGACCTGGTAGGCCAAAGACCCACAAGGTCCAGTTCAATGCAAGCATAGGACCTTCATTTGCGGATGCAATTAGAGACTATTCAATTCATGAAGGTCGCAAGATTGGTGATGTAATTGAACGCATGGTTTCTGTGTACTCAGGCTCCCCAAAGCATTTGCTAGAGCGCATGAAGAAGTTGCGTAAGGCTGAGCTTACAGAGTTTGACAAGGTTGCTCTTCGAGAAATTCAGGATCAGATTACTTATCTGTTATTTTCTCTAGAAGACTAACGTTTAAACCAACTACTAAACCGTTCAAGGTATGAGGTTACATTACCCTGTTCTCTTGCAATACGATCCGCACTACTTTCATTCATGTCTTGAGGCATGTTCATTGATTCTGGAGTATTGTCTCCGTATGCGGTTACTATGTCACCAGCAACAGAAGTTCCGTCATTAAGGTACAGACCTTCACTGAAGTCTGTAGCTTTAAGCGTATCGTCTGTATCAATTACAGTGCCATCCCACTCAACCATACGTATTGATGGATCTTCAAGTTTATTTGAGACGAGTTCTGGAAGTTCTGAGAAATCAGCTTCAATAGCTTTTGCCAGATTAACGTCTTCAGCAATCTGATGGTGCATTAACAACTCAGATTCTCTGTTATGGTGTCTTAGTCTTATAGCATTTTCAATAAACTTATTGACTGTGTGACCCGCGGCCATCATACCTATAAGCGAAGAAATAGAGCTTGCACGGGCTAGAGCACCTAATGGAGCTCTAGGGCCGAATCCCACTACATTTGTAGCTTGTAGTGTTTTAGAAGCAGCTGCAGTACCAACTACAAGCGGGATAATAACTCCTGCAGCACTTGCTAGGGCTTGCTCTTGCGAGTTAACCATTGCAGGTAGAGCTCGTAAAGACATAAGAGGTTCCCACATAAGTGCTGTAGTCATCAAGTAATCTTTCATCTTGTTGAATACAGTTGTGGTGTTTGAATCTTCACCTTCCCTAGTACCGTGTACAAGTTGTTGAGCTTGGGCTACCTGGCTCATACCGAAAACACTTGCACCTGCACCGAATATTCCCATGCTCTTTGACAAGCTAGGAATAAGGGCCATAAGTCCTTGATGGGCAATGTGTCCAAGTGCACTACCAAAACCCTGTCGGTAGGCTTTTATTTCTCTGGATACATCTAATTCTTGTTTAAAGGCTCTGTGCTGAGCAATATCTTTAACTTCTGACATTTGTTTTTCTAAACGATTTACTGAAGGATCTTGTAAGGCAGCATCTTTCACTTCTTCTGGAGTTTGTGTACCATCTGCTTGTGATGCAGTTGCTAAAGGACCTTTTGATGGATCTGCACTGGGTTTATTAGGATCTGCGGGAGCTGCAGCTTTTTTAAGATGTTCAAGTGCCTCTTTTGTTTCTACTTGTGAGCTAACTTGAACAGATGGATTTGCACGTACAGCGTCTGCTAGCTCGTATTCCATTTCCGCAAGAATCTGGTACTGAACTTGATTGTTTCTTTGTAGTGCTTGAAGCCTGCTATCTATGTTTTGACCACCCATATAGCTCGCTAATAGGGTTGTCATGCTATCTGCAAAGTACCCAGTAGAGTCAATGCTTCTTGCGTCTGATACTAATCTGTCAAGTCCGTAGTCACTTGATACATATGATGAAACAATGTCTCCAAGTAATCTATCAATACCCGCTTCATTAAGTTTTCCACCCTTTGTTGCTTCATAAAATACAACAAGTTTTAAGTGGTCGTCTAAGCTATTACGAGCATTTTCAAAGTTTGAAGCATCTTTCATCATAAGGGACTTTGTATAAGTTTTCATAGCGGAGTAATTTTCATAATCTCTCCACATCGAGTGAGCCATTAAGAGTGCTGTGGTTCGCCCGCTAGCAGATATCCCAGACTCATCACTCATTAAGAACTTTAGCTTTTCAGCATTGCTCATAACAGCAAGTTGGTTTGGAACTTCTTTACTTAAAAAGTCCTTTTGCATTTTTGCCATAGCTTCAAGGTGAGGCAAAATCATATGCTCTACAACAGCCATATAATGCTCGTGACTTGATAAAGCACTGGTGATTTCAGCTTGCATCTGACCACCCTCGGTAAAGCCAATTTTTATAGCTTCATCAACATTAAGGGTTGTCAGGACTTTAGCGAGGTCACTCTCTCGGCTCATTTCTGAATCGTAACTATTGTCCACATCAAAGATTGATCGACCATAAATAAGGGTATAGCTCTTATCAATAGCTTTAATAAGTACATTATCTTTGACCATGGATTCAAATACAGATTCTTGTGAAGTATCGCGTAGAGCAAGCGCAGATTTTTCTTTAATCGCGTCACGTGTTGCTTGCTGTAAATTCAACATGTAGCCTGAAAGTCTTTGATGTATTTCGTCATTATGGGCAAGGCTTTCATTCTGAAGTTTTTCTACATTGTTTTTAAATTGTTCAATTGACTCAGCACTATCACCACGAGATTCTGCAGCAGCAATAACTGCTGTTTTCATCCTCTGCATGTGGTTGTAAGATTCATAACGGCTATAGGAGTTCATGGACTGCTGCATTGTTTGAATGTTTGTCCAGTTACCGATTAACTTTGTAGAAGCAAACGCAACTTGTACACCGTATTTAAGAACTGTATTAACATCAACTTCAGTACCAAGTATATTTTCTAAATACTTGTTAACCATTGCTGTGCTTTGACCTTTATACCAGCCTTTTAAATCATTGTGAAATGCTTGTCCCTCTTCACTTTGTAAAAACTTTTCAAAGGCGCTTCTATCAATTTCTTCAGCACTTACATATACTGAATTATTAGATTTTTTCAAGTATGCATTTATGGCACCAGTAGCTTTTTGTTCAGCATGACCAAACATATCATTTGCAAACATATTAAGTTGTGAAGCATACTTAAATAACAAAAGTTCTTCAGCTGTTGAATTACCTTGAGCGTCATGCCATAAATCTTTAAAAGCTTCTTCTGTCTGGATTTTGTTTCTTAGTTCACCTTTGTGAAGCCCAAGGTATCGTTCTGTCTGCTCGACTAATAAATTTCCATTACGGCGATAAATTTCCTGCTCTAGTTTATGCATTTCTTCGAGTAAACTTAGATTTTCATAACCACCAAGCCTGTTACCAGATATTTCCCTGAACAAGGCTTCAATAGTTTTTTCAGAAACATTCTTTTTACGTAGACCTTCAACACCATCAGCAAGGTAACTGTCTACGGCACCAATACCACCGTGCGTTAGAGAATCTAGAGATTTTAAAAATGTGTATCGTTTTATTTGACTGATAACAATGTTATCGCCGTCAAAGTCACCAAGGTTTAATGCCATACCTGAAATATGCAAGAACATGGCTCGACGGTTCATATAAGGGTCCAAGTTAAAGTTTGAATCTATTCTACGCATGTGTGCGTTAAAGTCACGTACGTTCATAGCAAAATAACCGACAGGTCCAAAGTTACCTACAGGGCCGCCTGCACGAAGACCTGCTACTGCTAAACCAGCTTGTCTAGCAGCATGACCAAGTTGAAGAAGCTCTACAAGTGCATTTGTGCTTAAGGTTTTATTCATTGACTTATTATCAATTGCATGAGTTACTTCATGGTCTAAGTCAATTCCAGCTGCCATAAATGCATGATCAATATCTTCATAGGAAACCTGCGACATTAGTTCTGTGGATGTATAGACTAATCCAGCGTTTATTCTATGCTGCTGTCCTTTTAAGAATGCAAGCATTTTTTTGTATTCTTTTTTATCTGCAACAGATATAGATTTATTGTTTAGGTTTTCTTTTACTTGTCGAATTTTACTATGTAGAGTTGTAAGGTTATCTTTTGTAAAAGCTAGTACTTCTAATCGTTCAGAAACAAGGCCATGCTTTAGTCGAGCTTCTTGTAGTTCAATAGCGTTTACACCAGTTTGATTTTCTATTTTATTAAGTTGCATTTTTAAAGCGTGTTGTTGTACTTTTAGACTAAATACACCCCTTAGACCAGATTCGTAAAAGTGTTTTGAAGATAATTTTTCAATAAGTTGTTCTTGATCTTGTATTTTATCTACTAGAGTATTATTACGTCTATTTTTTTCTTTATTGTTTTCTACACGCAGTTTTTGTAATTTTTTCTTTTCTTGAATTAATTTCAAAAATCCTGTTCTTTCACTTTGTTGAAGATCATAAGCAACACCAATTTGTTTTAATACTGCAGATACTCCGCGTACATCTGAATGGTTTCCATCGTAGGTGTCTGTAGCTGTACTTAAATAAGAATCTTCCCCAAAGTTTAAGCTTTCAAATGTGTACCGGATTTCTTTTCCACGCCGTACAATAACTTTTTTACCTTTAAGTTTTAGTACTGGACTATTACCTGTGGGATCATCCGCACTAACATTTAATTGTTTACCTAGTGCAACTTGGCTAACAAACTTTTTGACAATTCTTAGCGCTGTTAGAGATTCTTTTGTTACAGCAGCCATGACTTCATCGCCCATGACTATAACGTTATCTACGCTTATTTTTCTACCCTGTTTATCTTCTGAAAATACTAATCCATCAAAGCTACCAAATGTGTTAGCAATCTGTGCAAAGCCCTGAACACCACTTAGTGCAGATATTGTTTTTTGAATATCTGTAGTACTTGCTTCTCTAATTTTGGCCTTTAAAGTTTCTACTTTTAGTAAAAATTGTTCATATTGATCTCTGGCTGCACTAGATACGTGCCCACCAAAAATTTCTGCCATCTTGATAATGTTTCTAATAGCTATGTTTTCACGTTGGATTTCGTGAGATAGGTTGAGAATATCACCAACGTAGTCATCAAAGTTTTGTAGTTTTACAGCTGCATCTGGCGAGGGTAAGGAAATCTTTTCATAAGAGAGATCAGCAATTTCATGGGTAAACGAGTTATGTTCACGATCAAAACTAAGAACGGGTACATAAATTACAGCGCCACCTAAACGAGCTTTATGCTGTAGCTTGAAGCTTTGAATACGATTTTCTTCTCTTTGTGGACTTGTACGAGTATTTGTATTTCCACTGTGGGTGGTGTAATCTTTTTTAATTATTGACAGGCTCTTTTTAAATTCTTCCTGTACTGCTTGTAAATCTTTATCACTTAAATCTTCATATGTAAGCCTACGGACAACTTCAGAAATTCTAGATAGCGCTCCTTCAGACTCAGAACTCATACCAGTAAAGGTATAAGCAAAAGGTTCAAAGTGTACACCTGCAAGTTGTATGTTTTCTTTTTGAAGTAGACCTATATCAACAGATTTACCTCCATGTTGTAATGACTTTTTAGCGTAGTTAGAAGCAACAATAGAAGTACCGCCTAAATACCCAATAGCAAAAAGTTCAGATACTACTTCTCGACGACGAATTGTTTCTCGGTTTGTAGATATAGCTTTAAGCATTATTTGGGAGTGGTTTCCAACGTAGTTTGTATGGAAAATTGCACTCTGCCTATTAGACATGGGGAACTGAGCTACACTAATGTCGTCCCTCATAACAATTGGAATTGCCGCACCAAATATTACACGGGAATCTACACCACCCCAGGTACCTGCCATCCTCTTCGTAGTTTCGCGCATAGCATCATTAAGCATCTCAGAATGGTGTATACCGTTATAAATGTGATACGCAGCTGCTGCAGCAATAACCATCTTTGCAAATGGATCACTGATGTTTTTAAGCTCACCTTTTCGTATCGACTCTACAACTTTTTTGAGAGCTTGATTATCATTAGCTAGAGCTTCTTTGATACCGGTTTCTAGACTATTATCAGAACCCAGTAGTTGTTCAATGCTGTCAAGCATATAACGCTTGCGTACATCTGAAGTCTTAACAGAACCCTTTTTATCTAAACTTTGCTTGATACTTTCAAGCATTGTGCTAAATCGTTCTCTACCTTTCCTGGTTTCAAACATTTCCAGGAAACTATCAGACCAAGCACCACCGTCGTAGTAACCTTCTAGTAGGGTGTAGCCGGTGTGCAACAAGGCTACACCCGACTTGATTATGCTCTCACCCACAACACCGTGGAGCTTTTGAGCATCCATGATTTGTTGGTTTGTGTCACTAGCTAGCCCTAAACCCCTAAAAGCTTTTCCAAAATAATCAGCTGCTTCCCTATTTTGTTTTTTAAAGTAGTTTTCACTAAAAAATGTTTTGTTGATTGATTCAACAAGATCTGTAAAGAAGCTTCGACGTTTTCCTGTTTCATCTACAAAGCTACCCAAGCCTGTAAATACCATTTTCATGGTTTGAGATAGCATACGCATTGAACTGCTTACAGGCTGTAAAACTTCAGCGTCTGCTTTGAATACCTGCCTGCCCCCAGCGTCAGTTTCTTGTACGATACCGTGAATAATTACACGGGCTCCGCGTTGACCGTAGATAGGATTGGCCATGGTTAGGACCTCTCTCTTACCATTTACAATCACTACAGGTCCGTGGATATGTCTTTCTTGATGGGTAACTTCTAGCAGAGGTTTATTTGGGTCTGCTTCTATGTAACTGTTTGTACGGTTGTCAAATACCATCCAGTTACCGTCTGGGCCAAGTTTTACTCGGCCATCAAACATACTGCTAGCTACTTCATCTGCACCACTTAAAGCTTCTCTGGTATATACCTGGAAGGACATTTGTGTCCTGTATCCAACGTTTGCTCCGCGGAATGCATCGGCTTGTACATATGTTTGCTCGTTTAACCCCCAGAGAAGCAAGAATCTAAATTCTGTAGACATACGAGGTTTTCCGTCTGGTCTGGGCGGCCCAAACGGCATTTCGACTCGTCTGAAGTTCTTTTCTGCTGGGCTACCGGGATTTACATGCATGTAGCCTACGTCACTACCAAGCATGTTCTGTAAACGTTGTGCCCACTGCGCTAATTTTGCAGGGTTCATCAAGGACATTACAGCTTGTGTAGAGTCATCGTAATTTGTAGCTGTTAGGTAATTAAAAGCATCTGCTAGTAGTATTTTTGCAGGCTTGTCCCAAGATAAGCTTTCTGCGAGTAGGGTGAATAGTAGTGGCTCTACAACTAGTTTTCCGTCTTTTACCCTAATAACTTCACTGGGTGCATTACCGGCTACGTGCTTTTTGTTAAGACCAAGCATTTCTTCCTGTAAAGCTGCAAACTTTTCAAAACTACGCTCTATTGACATCGGTGAAAGTATTGGGCGGTTTTCTTCTCTTAGGCTAAGTAGTGGGATAACGTTAGTCTCATCTCCGCCAAACATCCTGGCAAGTTGGTGTAGGCTAAAAGCTGAGTCAGTGTCTAAAGCCATTGAAGGGTCTAATTGAAGGGCATCAATAAGGTTGCGGTCCTTGTACTCAATACCAAAAATTAGTCTTTGTAATTGTCGAGCTTGTTCGTTTGTACGAGACCCAATAGGCAACCCTTCCTGGTGACGTAAAATTTCTAGACCTATTTCACTACCCATACGACGTAGTTGACGTTTAAAGAAACTTTGACCACTGGTGGTAAGTAGTAATCTATCTCCATACCGGCTTAGCAGATTTAGTGTAGATTTTTCGAGCTCTATTGAAATTTCTTCAAGAGCTGCAGCAACAACTTCACCTGCAGTGTACTCAACAACACGCAAATGCCCGCGCTCAGTACCTGTTCCGTACTTGACTGTAGAATTTTTATCTTGGCCTATAACTGGGTCGATTACTTTTTGTAATTCAGGAATAAATAGCCTGTTTGGATCACTGTTGTATTGTTGAATGCTTAGTTTAACCGCATCTTTTACTTCAAATATTTTTCCAGTACTGGGATCTTTAATACTTATGCTTAGGCTTATAAGGCTTCCTACGCCTTGTCGGTTTTCACTTACTGTAATTAATCGAGAAAGAGATGGGTTAAGTCGTTTTTTAAGTTCTAGCATGATTCTATCAGCGCTAGACATGTTTAGGTTTTTAAGTGGGTTTATGCCCTTACCTGCACGATGTGAATGCATCCACAGGTTACTTAAAATGTTTTCTGCTTGTTGCCTTAAAAACGAGTCATCTTCAAAGTGTTGACTTCCTAGGTAAAGGCCAAGTTCTGTAGTACTACCCCCTAAAGATTCAGCACTAACGTTGGCTGACCCTGCAATTAATTCAAAACCACCTTTGTTGTTGTTTATACCATCGTGAAACACCATGAAAGACTTTGCATGTACATGTTGACGTACTTCAACAATCTTAAATCTACCTTCGAATTCATGTTCAAGTTGACGTAAGGCTTGCATAGCCTTACTTTGCTCAACACCCTCACCATTTGATATATCAGAAGATCTGATATCTCTAAATCCCTCAGTTACAAATATTGTGATGGTGCTATCTTTACTGGCACTTAGTTTGTCATGAATAGTGTGGAATAAACCTCTACCTTTTTCACCCTTACCATCAACATCCAGCATCCCTCGATCTGTAATAACGTTAAGCATAAAGAATGCATCAACTTTATTACCAAGACTTGAGCTACCAAGCCCAAGAGCTTTTTGTAGTCGTGTATAAGTTTCTGGACCACTAAGTATGTGTTCAGGATGATTGTTTATATTTGGAAATTTATTTTGTATTACTCTATCTACGTATCCGCGGGCTTCTCCAATTATTTTTGCAAATGTACTAAACTTCATACCGCCATAACGAACTAGCTCATACCCAATATTGAATCCAAGCTCAAAGTTATATGGTCTAGCATTAGAAAGGGCTCCGTGATTATCAACAATATTTCCCAGAGCACCCCTGGTCATGTTAAAGGACCCAATCATAACTGTAGATTTTTTTATAGAGTTACCAACCACATATGACCCGTACTTTAACTGGATAACCCAAGATGGTAAATCCGTTGCAATAAACTTTTCGTGTGCATAACTGCCCATTACTTCATGAAAAGATACACTATCACCTAGTAAAGCTTTACCGGCTTGGTTTATCCAGTTGAAGTACGGATCATAACCCTCACCACCGTTAGGATTATGCGCTGCAGCAAGAAGCACATTGATTGTGCGATGTTCTGTTGACATGCGATTCAGCATACTAAATTGTTGTTTTTTGTAATAAAGGGCAGACAGGATTAAACTATGTTCTAGCTGGAACATAGATACATCAACAGACTTTGAAGCTGTGAGTATGTTTAGTAGTGCTGCTTGTCCTACAGTAGCTCCAGTTATTAAACCGTAACCTCTAGCAGTTGCACCACCTAAGTGTTGTTTTAGGGTGTTTACTAAACGATTTACTTTCTCACTGGTAAGAAATCCCCTTTCATCCAGTATGTTAGGGCGACCAAAATGAAAACCAATTTCGTCGTATAGAGTATCGCTGTCTGTTTCCTGGAATTTAGCTAAAGTACCAAATAGGCTGTTTCGAGCTTGTTCTCGAGTAAAAGTTAAAACATCTTCAATATTTTTACTTTCAAGCTCATTAATAAGAAAGTTTATGTCATCAGAGTTTTCAGAAATAAATCCTTCAGTTATCAGACCTTGAACAAATAATTTAATATTTTCAGGTTTGACTAGTTCTCGTAAATCTTGAATAAAGTCATCTTGATAAGCTAGACCCATTGTTTGACGCATAACGCGCCTTATTTTTAGTAAAGTCGCATATGAATCTGTAGGGCTTTCTTTAGGGTCTACCCCGTTTAGGTCTATATGGCCATCTTGCAAGCCAACAAATAGTGCTGTAATCTTTTTGTTGATAAGCTCAGCAAGAGTTAGCTTGGCTTGTGCAGCCTGCAAACTCTCATAGTTGCTTTGAGCGATCCTGTTCATCAGTACTTTTTAAAATTTTTCTCCCCCAAGAATTAGTTTAGCATTGACGTGGTATAAAATATCTATATTCTGCTAGACTTTTATTATTGGTCTAGATAGAATACCTTATAGCTTTAGACCGTATACCACCGGAGGATCCTGTGAGCGACCTTACACCCGAAAATGATTCTGTTTCTGAACGTCCTTCAAAGTCTGGTAAGGCCCAGGCATCACGGACTTCAGCTTCTGTTACTACATCTCTTACACTACCAAGCGGTACGGTAGTTACTTACCGTGAGCCCCTGGGATCTGAGCGTAGGGACATTACTGAAGGTTTTGATGGTGACATGCTTGCCAAGACCGGTCAGCTAGATAGTGCCCTTGCATTTACTTGTTTGGTAACCAAGGATGAGCGGGATGTCACTAACGAGCTGTGGCAGCGTAAACAGGATCTTCTAGATTATAAGGATGCACAGTTCTACGAAGAAACCTTTGTACGCGCTGTCATGCTTGGGGAAGAAGAGCTTGCTGAAGCTCAGAAGCTAGCAAAGAAGCTTGAAGAAGACGGAACAACCAAGGTTGTTCTTCCTAGTGGTCGCAAGCTTAGCTTCCGTGCTCCCCGCAACCATGATCGTCGTGAGCTTCTTTCAGGTCCTGAGGGGTCAGAAATGATTCGTAAGCAGGGCAAGCTTGAAGAAGCACTTGCAATGGTTTGCCTACTTAAGTTTGGTGAAACTGAGCTTACTGTAGATCTTACCCAGTTTGTTTGGAACAAGCGGTTTGATAAGCTAACCATCAAGGAATCACAGTTCTACCAGGCAGTCTTCATGAGCCTGTACTTCCTGAATCGCTCCGACATGCAGCAGATCAACCAGCAGGCAAAAAAAGCCTTCGGCAGCAGTACCGTACTATCTTAAACCTTGACGTTGGCGCTCAGCTAGCTCGTTATGGTAATATTCAACCTAGTGAATTCTATAACATGTCCGATGATGAAGCAGCGGCTTGGGAAGATGCACTAGTGGGGCTTGCTGAGCGTGAACGTAAGGCTGCTGCTGATGCAGCATTCTTACAAGGTGACTTCCACGGTAGGTTCAAGTAGGTCTGCTGCCTACACTTAAGGGTAACAAATGGCTACACGGAGACGGTCGGGGTCCAACCCCGTAGTTGCTGAGGCAGAGAAAGTCGCAGCAGCTGTGGAGCATGACCGGCTTCCTCGGGGTTCTGCGAGACAGGTCGGTTCGACCCTGTCTCGCGGTCCCGGCATGCTTACCCAGTACCTTACACCGCAAGACACCAGCCGGCTAATTGAATTTGAGCGGGCTGCAAAAACTGACGAAACTGTTGGGACGGGAATTGAGTTCATGAAGCTTGCACTTATTGCATCGCTTCAGGAATACCGTCATCCCGACCCAGAGATTCAAAAGTTTGTGCGTAAGGCTATTGGTGAGATGGAAACCACTATCGAGTACGCAATCGGTGAGCTTGTTGAATCAAGCCTGACCTTTGGATACTCGGTTTCTGAAATTCTCTGGAAGCTTGTAGACGGTAAGATTCAGGTGGATGAGCTGATCAACTATCATCCCGCATCTGTTCTTATTGTTCCTAACGTACATGGACGCCTCGTAGAGGGCCCTTTGGATAATCCTTACTACCAACCACCAGCAACTATTTCTCATACGGGTGTGTGGCAAATTGGAGTTAATGGGGCTACCTACAACAACTTGCCCCTGAACAAGATTTGCTTGACTATTCACGGTAAGCGTTCTGGTATCTATACAGGCACCAGTGCTATTCAGAGGGTTTACAAGAACTGGCTCCTCAAGGACATCGTTCTTGAGATGTACAACGTAGCTCTAGACCGTTACGGTACGCCAGTAGCTTACGCAGTTGTTCCTGCAGGCGTTACCCCAGACTTGATTAGTGATCCTGCAACTGGTAAAACTCGTAACATGACTATTAGGGAAGCTGCAGAATCAGCCATGAGCAATATGCATCGTGGTACGGCTCTTGTATTCCAGCGACCTTCAATGCAGGATGATATCAAGATTGATACGTTGACCACTGGCAATAACTTTGGGTCGGTGTTCTTGGATGCCATCAACTATTACAACCGTTCTATTTTCAGGGGCTTGTTGATTCCACAGCTACTTCTTGAAGAGGGCTCTGCGGGGCTCTCAAACCCAGGACAAACCCACTGGAATACATTCAGGTTGATGGTCAAGGCCTTGGCTCGAGAGATTGTTCAGCCATTCTGTAAACAAGTTATTGGTCGAATGATTCAACTCAACTTCAAGGATACCCGTCCGGGTGAGTTTGTAATTGATCCCTACGATCCTTCAGCTGCTCAGACTATGGCCACAATCTTCGACAAGCTTGTAAGTAACGGTTACCTCAGCCGTTCTGATGAAGATGACATCAATGAAGTACGTGAGATGTTTGGTCTTCCTAGCAAGGATATCAAGCCTGCTCTGTCTGAAGAAGACCACCACAGGCTTCTTCTTGCGCCCGCTGACAAGGTTGTTAACGACCGCATCAAGGCTCAGGCTGCCATGGTCAAGGCGAAGGGTTCAGAGGCGCAGGTAGCTTATAACGCTGGTGCTGCCCACGATCTGAAGGAAAAGCAGCTTGCAGACAAGAAGGCTGAGTTAGCCCTCAAGCGCAGAGAAATGATGGAAAAGCAGGCTCTTGAGCGGGACAAAGCTCAGCGTGATCATGATGTTCGGGTCATGAGTGCCAAGCATGCACATCGCCAGAACATGGCAACCATCAAGTCTGGTAACCCAAAACCCCAGGAATCTGAAAATTCTGTTGTAGAGTCTGAAACTCCAGAGGCGGATAAGTAGATGGATTTACTATCGTTTATTAACCACCTACAGAAGAAAGTACGTAGCGGTGGAGCTACAAAGCGCGTTCACGGCATTGGCCAGGGCCATGATGCCTCTGTAGTTGATACTTTGGCTGGGGATCCGTCTGCAGATCTACCTACAGATGCTGCCTCAGGTTACATGAATGCAGACATGCTTGATGGCTATCACGCCAAGCAAGTCTACCAGGGAAAGGCCCCTGCAGTTTATTCAGGACTAAATGCAGATACACTTGATGGTGTTGATAAAAGTTTAGGGCATGTAGAGGGTGCACTAAACTTCAATAGTACAGATGGTACTGCTGCAACAGCTGCTATTACTTTTAGCGGTAGCCCTAAACAAGGTGACACGGTTAAACTTAAACTTTACGGCCCTGACGGCACACAAATCGGTAACGAGGTTGTAGCAAATATTAGTACAACAAACCCAACATTAGAAGACGTATGCACAGCAGTTAAAACTGCAATTGGTGCTAATGCAAGTGTGCTGGCAGCCTTTGCAAATAATGGTGCAGATAGCGATAGCGGTAGTAATAAAGTTCTAACTCTTACTACCGCTCAAAAGGGACCTAGAGCTAATCTGTATTTGCTAGTTGTTAGTATTACAAAGGGAGCACAAAGCAACCTTTACGTAGATAAAACTCCTCATGGCATCTATCGATTTAAAGGCGGAGGTCCCGAAGAGGGTATCAATGCTGACAAGCTAGATGATCTTCATGCTCGAGAAACTTATCAGGGAAAGGCACCTGCACTATATTCAGGGCTAAACGCAGATACACTCGATGGTGTTGATAAAAGTTTAGGGCATGTAGCCACTGCATCAACTCTGCTAACTCGTGGTCAGGAAATTGCAGCAACAGCTGCTATTACTTTTAGCGGTAGCCCTAAACAGAATGATGTGGTTACACTTAAACTTTACGGCCCTGACGGCACACAAGTTGGTACCAATGTTACGGCAAATATTAGTACAACAAACCCAACATTAGAAGACGTACGCACAGCAGTTAAAACTGCAATTACTGCTAATGAAAGTGTGCTGGCAGCCTTTACAGGTAGTGGTACAGATACCGATAGCGGTAGTAATAAAGTTCTAACTCTTACTACCGCTCAAAAGGGACCTAGAGCTAATCTGTATGTGCTAGTTGTTACTGTTACAAATGTAGCCCAAAGTACTCTAGTAGTAGATAAAACTCACGGTGTTTATCGATTTAGTGGCGGAGGTCCCGAAGAGGGTATCAATGCTGACAAGCTAGATGATCTTCATGCTCGAGAAAGTTATCATAATATTGCTCCGCCCGATGATTCTGGAATTAATGCCGATACTTTAGATGGCTATCATGCTTTTCTACCCTCAGGGGGTACGACGGGTAAGTATATACCTAGGGTTTTAGCTGGGGATTTAACTGGAACTTTTGCTAGAGATTCATTTAACCCACGCCTAATTGGTGAAGGCATCAAAGCCCCTCAATCACATGGATGGCTAATTTCTGCAGGTATGTACGAGGGAGGTAGTATCGGGGATACTACCTACTCTGGAGGAATACCTGAATTTGTTGTATCTGATATAAAACAGAATGGAACCAGGGATTGGGCCTGGGTTATCAGGACGTTTAACAACCACCCTTATGGTGGTGACGTTAACTGGGATGCAACGTCTTGGCAAGACGGTACTGCAACACAACGTGGTTACTTAAGGTGGGTTGCAAATACCGACAAGTACCTTGGAACCTATGTTGATAGGGCCGCACTAGCCGACGGATTGGTTGACGGTACAGCTGGATTAACAGTTAGTAGAGCAAATATAGCAGATAGCTTATCAACGTATAAACGAGATAATTACCCTAGTATCCAGGAAGTATCGCACCCAGCTTCGCACCCAGTTGAATACTGGGGAGAACAGCTACAGGGTTACACTAGACTATCTGTTTTTAAAGTACTTTCAACTAGATTTGATAAAGGTCCTCCACCCCCAGGTGATAATTTAATTGATGTTGAGTGGACAATTTCAGTTAGTGACCAATGGACTGTTATCGGAGCAATGACAAATGATACTGTAGGCGATGGGGGTATAGTTACCATTAACTATACAGTTGGTGTTAGAAGAGGTAATAAAATTACTACAAATTCTTCTGGTTCTAATCCTAATTCATTTTGTTTTATAAGTGTATGGTTGCTTGAGCCTGGTGCAGTTGCACCTAGTGGAACTGGTTGGAGTTAAAGTAATGATTTTATCTCACGTTAGAACCCACGCTAAGGTAACTAAACCCTTTCATTCAAAAATAGATTTAAAAAAAGAAGTTTTAAATATACTTTTAGAGAATAAGGAAATAGTGCTTAATTTAAAACATAACTATTTTAGGAGTACTTACGGTGAGGAAGATTTAGCAATAATAGTAGGTTTATTGAATGAAACAGAAATTTCACTGTATGTATATAAAGTAAGTGAAATGTATAAAATAAAAGATTACCGAATTAACTACGACTACCCTAGAAATTTGTTATTAGCATACTTACCAGTAGGTACTACTTCATGGCTAGATACAGGTATAAAAATAGTTACAAGAGAAAATACAAATAGTTTAGATAAAGACTATAATTACATACAAATTTTTCATAATGAGCTTGGTAGTAATCCAACACAGGAAGAGTTAAAACCAGTATTTAATTTTTGCTTAAATGGAGAAAATCCTTGGGCAAAAGGATATTTATTTCCAGAGGAAATTATAGTAGATGTTAAAGAAATTAGATAAATCTAAAAATTTTGTGTGGATTACTAATACTAATACCTACTCTGAAGTATCGGAAGAAACTGCTAGTAGATTTGATTCTAACGAGCAAATTAAAGCTCTTATGCTACAAGTAAAAGCACTATGCGAACACGCAAAACTAGATTTATTACCAGTATTTGCAAACCAGCTTGAGCTGCGCGATACTGTTATGAAAGATCATGCAGCTCGCAAGGCAAACGCAGAACCAGGTTAGAAATAAGGTTCGTAATACATGGCACCAAGTATCAATATTCCGTTCATTCCAGATTACGATGAAGTCATCGCACAGCTCCTGGAACGGGTAACTACTCTTGAAACCGATTTGGTCAATACCCGGTCGGCTACCCCAAAGCGGTTTTATGTCCAGAGCATGCCTGCAGGGGTTACAGACATTGATTTGTCAGAGCAGGGGGTAGCTTACACCCCTGGTACAAACAGTTTGATTTTCTGGGGTAACACGGTAAAGCAGGTGCTTGGTGAATCCTATATTGAACTAGACAGTACGCATATCCGTCTAACTGACCCTACAGAAGGCGGAGAAACCTTTGAGATACTTGCATTACCTTTTCCTCTTTCTAGCGCGATAGATCCGGGATAACTAAGCCAGATAACCAATTATGGTGTAGAATTTTGTTTAGATCTAGGCAAAGTTCTATGTCATGATAGTTGTACACTTAGAATAATTAGAGTCGATCACCCGGGTGGGTGTTCAAATCTTGCCCGCTTAAATCCCGTAAAGGGGAGGAGAATAAACAAATGTCTCTTAATCAGGCGTTTGCTTATAAGTCTTTACGCGCTAATAGCGTAAAGGCTTCACTGTTCAATGCTGATGTTGTTAATTCCGGTGGTGCAATCGTTCTCGACGGCGTCAACAATGACCTCAAGCTAAACCTAGCAGCTAACAAGGGTCTAGAAATTGCTACCAACGCTCTTGGTATCAAGCTAGCTTCTGCTAATGCTCTAGAAGTTGGCGCTAACGGTCTAGACCTCAAGGCTACCATTGCCGGTAACCGTACCTTCTCAAACAACGTTGTAATCACCGGTGACCTGACCGTCAACGGCACTACCACCACCGTTAACTCCACCGTTGTTGAAATCGCTGACAAGCTAATCCAGCTCAACCGCGCTGACCTCAACGCTGCTGGTGTTGCTCTACCCAGCGGTTATGCTGGTTTCGTAATTGAACGTGGTAACGTTGCAGCTGCTGGCGCCAAGCGTGACTTCGCTGGTCTAGTCTGGGATGAAGCCAACGACAAGTTCCTTGCCTCTTTCGTTCAGGCTGACGGCGTCAGCCTGGGTGCACTCGTTGACCTCCAAGTTAACGATCTAGCCGTTGTTGACATCAACGCTTCCGGCACCATCACTGGTTCCGTTGCTTACACCCCTGCCGTTGCTGCTGACTGGGAAGATCCAGATCCCACAACCGTTGCTGATGCTCTAGATGCACTAGCTGCATCTTTAGGTTCAGCCGGTAGCGCTCTACAGGACCACTTAGATGACGCTGTTGACGCTCACGACGCCTCTGCAATCAGCTTCATTGCTGCTGGTCTCGCTCACACCGACGCTGATGATGTTCAGGAAGCAATTGCTGACCTCGATGCAGCCCTCAATGCCCACATCACCAACGCCACCGATGCTCACGATGCTAGCGCCATCAGCTTTGCTGCTGCTGGTCTGGACAACACTGATGCTGATGACGTTCAGGAAGCCATCGCTGATCTAGACGTTGCTCTACAGGCTCACAAGGATCAGGCTGTTGGTGCACACGCTGCAACCGCAATCAGCTTTGCTGATGCCGGTCTACAGTATGTTGACGCTGATGAAGTTCAGAATGCTATTGCTGACCTCGACGCTGCTCTTTATGCTCACATCACTGATGCCGAAGGCGCCCATGCTGCTACAGCAATCAGCTTCAACGATGCTGGTCTCCAGTACGTTGATGCCTCTGAAGTACAGAACGCCATTGCTGACCTAGATGCCGCCCTCTACGCCCACATCACCGATGCTGAAGGTGCACATGCTGCTACCGCTATCAGCTTCGATGATACCAACCTAGCCGTAATCGATGCTGCTGATGTCCAGGGCGCACTTGCTGACTTAGATGCAGCTGTTGATGCCGTTAACGATTGGAAGGTTGGCCGTAACAGCTACACCATCCTCGCCGACGATATCAGCGGTGCAGTCGACGGTCTCGTAACCCTCACCGTTCCTTCCTTCAAGGTTGGTGTTGGTAACCTGATCGTATTCGTCGACACCGACTTCCAGCTTCCCGACAGCGGCACCGTTGCTTCACCCAACAACGACGGCTTCTACTTCGAAATCGGCAACAACAACGCCACTTCTACCTCCATCAAGGTCCGCGCTGCTGACCTAGTTGCAGGCATGAAGCTCGGCTACCTGTCACTTCCTTTCACCGGTAACGTCTAAGCCTAGATAACACGGAGGGGGTAGGGGTAACCCTACCCCCTCTCTTTTACCTAGATATCTGATACTATCTATATAGGCTTATTTACCTTTTCTAGGTTATTATGGGAAAAGGAATCTAACATAATGAGAGTATTTCTGGCTGGGCTTCTGGGCAGCTCCCAAGCGGGGCTGACTACAGTTGGCTATACAGTCAAGAATAATCTGGGTGTAGAAGTAGCTCCGCGTACAATACTAGGAGTTATAGATCTTGGTGGCGGTACTTACGGTGTAAATCTTGATTTAGACGATAACTCAGACTTTGTAATTATTTGGGATAACGGAGGCACACCCGTTAGACGAGCTTTTAGTATTGTTGATACACGAACATCCAGTATTTCTGCAGATCTAGAAGTAATTGACAACAGTATTCAAAATCTTAAAACAGAAGTGCAAGGTCTCAAAGAAAAGAACCAGCGTAGAACAGCTAACAACCCTGTAAATCCAAGTGTGATTCAGGTTGATATTAAAAAGGACAGCGCACCAGATTGGAGCCTTGTGAATTTACAAGAGCAGTACCAAATCAATATTGATACCGATTCAAATGGTGACGTTATAAGGTACGGTGGTAACTAAATGCCAGTAGATTTATTGGCATTGTTTACAAAAGGCATATGGGTAAGGTCGCAGCCCCGCCCTGCTGAAGATATTCTTATGCCTATTGATGTTGAAGCTAGCACACAGCAGTTTGCTGTAGATGTAGCAACCCTACAAGACGTGTTTAGTGTAGACGTAGAGTTTGTTGAGGAATAGGTCTGATGGTCGTTATCGAAATTGGCCAGTATCGAACCAAGCCCTCAATCCGTTTTAATATCCGTGCAAACGGTGTTGTCTTTGACCTAACTAATAAAACTGTGAACTTTGTAGTAGGTGACAAAGAAACTGGATTAGTACTTATTCGCAGAGCTTGTGTTCCAGTTGGTTCACCCACTGAAGGTAGATGTGACTTTAGCTGGGAACCTGGCGATACTGACATTGCACAAAACGGTCTTGATGCTGAATTAGAACTAATTTTGTCAGATGGTAGTTCTCAAACTATTTCTCAGATGAAGGTCAATATATTCCCAACCCTTGGAGGAGGGTAGTATGACTTCTGAAGAAAGTTCTGAAGAACTTATAAAAATTGCACAAGAGCAACTAAGCCTTGTTGCAAAAAAGATTGATGAAGCTTTGCCAAGAACCAGACGTAAACGTTCTAAGAAAGTAAAAACTGATGGCCCCATTCTGGCTGAAGATCTTGGATTAGAGGTTTCAGAAGAGGTGGGTCATGAACGACGATAATCCTCTTAATAAGACTCTTTTACAAATGACAATTGAGCAAGGACGCCAAATTGAGCGTATCTTGCAAATTACAGAAAATATGGAAGAGCGCCAAGACGATTTGAAGACTGGTTTAGACTACGTTTTGAAATCTATTAATGGTAATGGCGACGGTCGTGGTGGATTAAAAACAGTTGCTGTTGTACACGAAGGTGAACTAGGCCAACTTCGTAAAGACATTGAATCCGTAAAAAAATATCAAGAAGATTATACTGAAACTTTACAGCTTGCAAAAACCTTTTTTACTGATAAAAAGCAACTAGCTTTTGGTTGGAAACAGTTTTTGATGGGAAGTATGATTCAGGTTGTTTTACTTGTTTTACTATCAGTACTTCTTCAGAAAGTGGGGTTACCAGTTCAAAATATTGGTGGTCTAGGCCACTAAGGAGAAAGGATTATGTTTGAGAATGGAGTTTTAAACCCTGTATTAGCGGCTTTAAAAGTTTTTGGGTTTGATCCTGCAAGCCTGTTAGCAGGGTTTTTGGCTATGCTCGTAGCTACATACTTGTTTCCACTACTTGCACAGCTTGTACGAAATCTAATGGATAAAATTCGTAAATCACCGACAGTGCTTGATGATGCCGCATTACCAATGCTTGAGTCTATTGAAGCTAAGCTCTCAGGTCTAAAGGAAAATGACCCAGATTTACGTGAAGTAACTGACTTGATTGCTGCTGGTGTCGTTGATGCTGCAAAAAATAAAAAGGAAGCTAAGAAGATTGCAGCTGTCGTTATGGTACAACTAGAAAAGAAACTTGCTGAGCGTATAAAGTCTATCCCAACCTCTCAGGAGTAATATGAGTGGGTCGGTGATCCCGGCCCACAATCTAGGAACTTTAATATTTTCTAGCTATTATTTGCACAAACTAGATATGATCTGCTAGAGTATGATAAGTACGCCCTAGAGAAAGTTTAAAGTCTTTAGGAATTAAATGAGTTTTACGCAAACACAAGAATTAAGCAGCATGCTTAAGATTCCCATCGCCCGACTGGGTGCTTGGGAACATCCGGCGTACGACTACGTTTGGTTTACACAAAAAGACTTTGACGACATCAGGCGTAACTTTGAAAAGAACGAATGGGGCTTCGAGCCTTACTTACGTTACGGCCACGCGCGGTACGCTGGCGCAGCAGATGGTGAACCTGCAACTGCATTCTTATCCAAGATTGAGCAAGAAAATGATATCCTGTTTGGAATCTTCAAGACCGTAGACCCAACGGTAGTAAATGAAATTCGTGACGGTAAGTACCGCTACGCTTCTGCAGAACTTACCCGGAATGCCCCTGGAAAGAAACTTGGGCAAGGTAGAATTGGTACTGTACTAACTGCAGTATCACTTACAAATGCACCATTTGTACCAGATCTTCCACGTAATCAGGTGCTTAGCAATAACGTATCTGATGAGCAATTCTTTGTGCTTAATATGAAGGAGACTACTGAAATGCCTGATCAGGCCACATTCTTGCAGCGGCTGTCACTAGCCTTTGATGGTCTGTCTCAGCTGCTTAGCCAGAATCCTTTTGCTGCTAAGGGTGATGATGAGCGTCATGGCGATATGCAGAAGCTTGCTGTTGAAGAATCTGCTGCGCCTATGATGCCGGGCCTGAAGGAAATGTGCCTTAGCATGAAGCAGGGTGCAGAAGAAAGCGAAGAAGCTTATTCAAACCGTATGACTCTCAGTATCCAGGGAGCATACGGTCTTTATCTTTCAAATGGCATGTCTGAAGAAGACTTCAAGCTTGCCATGAAGCAGATGTGTTCCATGATGGAGCAGGAAGAAGATCTTAAGCCTCTTGCTCAGAAGTTCACAGCATCAATCTTTACAGATACCCCAGTTTATAAGAATGGCATTCTTGTAAAGGGTCGTCCTGATCAAAGCGGTACTGGAATGAAGCCTCCTGCGCTTCCTGAGTACCTTTCCATGGGCGAAAAGATTGTCCGTATGTCTAACGAAGATCTCATGAAGCTTTCGAATCAGGAGTTCTTATCTTATGAGGTGGGTGCGGCTAAAGAAGAGCTTTCATTCCGAGCTGAAGAAGAATATGAGGCAGATATGCATGAAAGCCTGTCTGATGGCTTTGTTCCACCACAGAGTGTTCGTGCAGCTGCTCGGCGTGGACTTGAGTTCCGTAAGAAGTTTGGCCGCGGTGGTCTAGATACGCGTGAAGCTGGAAAACAAGGTATTGGTAGCGGGGTAGCTCGCGCTCGAGATCTAGCAGACGGTTCTTCACTCCCTTTAAAGACTATCAGGCGCATGCGTTCATTCTTTGCCCGCCACGAAAAGAACAAGTCTGGTAGCCCCGCTGAGGGTGACCGTGGGGCAATTGCTTGGCTGCTCTGGGGTGGAGATCCTGGTAAGTCTTGGGTTGATGGTATCTTGCGTCAAGAAGAAAAGAAGCAGGAAATGAGCAACAGCAAGTCTGAAATGTACGCCATGGGCGTAGGCTCAATGGTTAAGTGGGGATCTTCTGGCGGTACTGCAATGGGTAAGGTTGTAGGCATTGTCAAGAATGGTAATGTTCCAGGAATTCCTGTAAAGATTACAGGAAGTCCAGATGATCCTGCTGCTCGAATTCAGATTTATCGCAAAGAAGATGGTAAACTAAAATCAACTGACGAATATGTTGGTCATAAGGTTTCCACACTTCAAGCTCTATCACAAGAGTCAATTTCTGAAGAGAGGTACACTGGGCACATGGAAAAGATGCCAAATGAGATGCTGTCTATGAAGCACATGGACCTTGATTTAGCTTCAATGTCCGACATGGATTGCATGGACTACTGCTGTGCAAACAATTACGAAATCTTCATGGATGATTTTGAAGATGAGCTCATGGATCGTAATGATGAGCAGCTTGCTCAGCTGACCTACCGTGCCCGTAAGTCACTAGATGCTGATCAGTTTGCTGTTCCTGAGAAGCGTAAGCTTCCAATTCATGATGCGTCTCACGTTCGTAATGCTCTTGCTAGGTTCAATCAGACCAAGGATCTAACTCCTGGTGAAAAAGAATCTGCAATGCGCCGTATTCGTGCAGCAGCAAACAAGTTTGGCATTGAAGTTTCAGAGAGGCACACTGCTTCGGCAGATGCTAATTTGAGCGCTCTCTATGTCAATGGCGAACAGGTCAAGGGGGCACCGCAGGGTTCTGAGATGCTTTCCAACCAGGGTGATAGGGGAAATAACGGTAGTGAAACTCGTGATTACCGTCCCATGCCACCCCACCACCCACAAGGGGCCGTAGCCTACTTAGTCGAGGCCCTGAGTCAAGGAGTAGCTGCTGAGCAACAGCAGATGCTCAGCACCGATGCTGCAGGGGTGGAGACCCCCTCGGCAAGTCACACTACCCACGAGGAGGGTATTCACATGCCGGAACAGAATGAGGCTCTCGAAGCTCGGCTTGCCGAGCTCGAGCAGAAGCTCAGTCAGACCGTCTCCGCCCTTGAAGCGGAGCAGGCTGAAAAGTCCGCTCTAAAGAACGAGCGTGACGCTTTAGCTAATCAGGCTGCTGCAACTGCTCAGGAAAAGTACGAGCTAAAGCTTAGCCAGCGTGCCGAAGCTGCAAAGCGCGACCGTATTCCACCTGTACTGGTGGATGAAGTCGTCTCTGCAGTCCGTAACGCCGGATTTGAGCAGAAGCTCTCGATGGGTGGTTCTGAGACTAATCTTTCAGATCTACTATTCGGCCTTCTGGATAAGCTCCCAGAAGAAAACCGAGTTAATTTCAATCAGGTCGGCGCTAAGCAGGTCCTGAGTCAGAGTGTGCAGGTTGAGCCAGAAGGTGGCAAGTTCGTTTACGGCAACCTTCTAGCTGACCGGTTTGGTAAGGCTGAGTAAGGCCTAGTACTTAGAGGAGACTAAAAATTATGCCTTCCCCCTTCGCCCAGGATTGGGCCCAGACCACACCAGTAGACATTCTGGCACTGGGTCCCACACAGCTCACCATGCTCGCAAAGAAGTTCGAGCAGTTCGCCGGTGATCCCCTTGCTGAATTCTTCCCCCCACAGTACACCCAGGATCGCACAATCGTAATCGAGCGTGTGACCATGGATCTCGGGTTCTCACCCATTGTTGAGCCCGGTCGTCCAGACGCCCTCCAGCCTTCCACCAAGGTTGAGCGGATGTCAGTATTCCCCGTCTACATTCGTGAGTCCGACTTCATTCCCCAGGATGTTATCAACAACCTGCGTGAACCCGGTACCATGAACGAAGCCAATGGCCTTCAGGTTGTTACTGATCGTATGCAGCAGCTTGTTGCTCGTCAGAACATGCTGTGGACCCTTCTTCGTGCACAGGCCATTCTTGGTGCAATCAACTACACCGATCCCCGCACCGGCATGTCCATCAACGTCAACACCGGTATCCCCGCTCAGAACCTGGTTACTATTGCTAATCCTGGTACCGTTGGTACTGCTGGTTTCCAGAATGCTCAGGGTTCTTATGAATGGTCTGACTTCACCAACTCCAACCCTGTACACGACATCATCAAGATGCGTCGCCGCATGCTCAACCTAGCCAAGACTCCCCCAACTCACCTGGTTATGACCAGCGACCTCAAGACCATGCTTGAAATCCACCCCCGTATTCGTGGATTCCTAGAGGGTTCCGGTGCTGGTAACGTCACCGGTCACGTCACCTGGCGTGATGGTGAAATCGAAGCCATTGCCGGTCTCCGCGTTGTCACCTTCGATATGATCGTAGATGATGGGGCCGTTGCTGGTACTGCCGGCGCTCTTAGTGGGACTGCTGGTCGCCACAAGATCTGGCCCCAGAACCGTGTTGCTCTTCTCGCTGCCATGCACCAGATGCAGCCCGGCATCAAGCTTGGCGCTACTCAGTATGCTCCTGGTGAAGCTCCAGATGGCAAGCCCGGTATGTGGAGCCGTTCCGGCCCCGATACCACTCCTCCCCAGGCTCCTGGCCGCTCTGTCCAGATTGGTAACTGCGGTCTGCCCTACGTCAAGTATCCCGATTGGATCGGCTTGATGACTGTTGCTCAGTTTGCTTCAGACATCGAAGGCGCCATCGGTGGTGCAACTGTTATCGCTTAAGTAAGTTAGTATAGGGTGGGGCCTAAAACCCCACCCATACTTCAAACCCCAAGGAGAAATATCATGGGACTCAATGAACAGTGGGGCGGTCTAGACTCCCGATTTGGTGAAGCTCGGGTAGTTGCAGGTTGTCTCGTCGCTCGGTCAGGTGCAGGTGTTGCCACCGTTGCCCCCGGCCTCATCAAGATGAAGCGCGCTCTTGGCGTGCATGTCTCTCCCTCTATTGACCTTCAGGTCGGTAACGCAACTATGGCTGCTGGCGTTGCTGCTCCTTCAGTTAACGGCCTTGACGATGGTTTCTATGTTCTGTATGCTCATCCCACAGTTGATGCTAACGGCCTTGTTGATGCTTTTGAACTTCGTTATGGTGGTAAGCTCGTAGCTGCTGATATGGCTGCTGCTCTTCTTGCTGCTGATCCTGCCAATGGTGCCGCAGCTGGTGTTCAGGTTGGTTCTGAAATTGCTGTAGTTCCTGAAGCTAACTACGATGCTTCAGCTTTCAAGATGGGCGCTCAGATCCCTGATAGCGATTTCTACAAGGGTCGGAGCCTTGCTCTAGCTGTTGTTGAAGTTGATACCAACGATATTACAGCCGTTAGCAACCTCAAGGCTCGTCGTCTATAAACTGACGTAATAGGAGTAAGCATCGATGCAGTACGTATTGTTGACTCGACATGCACACCGGAATGAAAAGCTAGACCGGGTACTCGGGGTGGGCGATTTAGTCCACTCTGAGGATCCTGTTCTTGTCCGGGAACTACTCGAGATTCGTGGTGGAAGCCACTACTCTCCAGTTGGTTTTAGCAGTATTTCTGGTCAGGGTTTTGCATACTTCAGTCCCGAGAACTTCTCCCTTGCTGAGCTTAAGGCTGCTCTTGCAGCTCCTGCAGCTCCTAAGGTTGAAGCCCCAGCGGCTGAACCTGTTGTCGCCCCAGAGCCAGTTGTCGAAGAAAAGGCTGAAGAGCCTGCTGTAGAAGCTGCTCCTGCAGCTGAAGAGCCTGTAGTAAAGGCAGAAGGTCGCGGTCGTAAGAAAGCCGAGCCCGAAGCCGCACAGGCTGAGTAAAAAGCACTATGTCTAGGTAAGGGTCTCGAGAGGTTTTAATGGACTTCGCAGAAACTGTTACCTATGACATGGTACGCGCACTCAATGTTATCTTGAGTAATGCTACCGATGATGAGGTAGCGCCATACGTCAAGGTACACGCTTACCCCAGGGTTCGGTTCAAGCTGCTTACAGCTACCGATACCCTGGGTCGTAACGTTTTTTACGGTCGAATTACGGATCTGTCAGACCCCACTTTACAGCGGGCAGCAGAACTGTTATTAGACCGCGTACTAAATACTGAAATAGTTGCCGAGGGCTTACGAGCCATTATTGCTCGATTTGCTTGTGCATCTATGACGGCTCGTCTTGCAGCTCAGCTCGATCCGCAGCGTGATTACGCAAAGATGCTAGAAAAGCAAGCTGAGAAAGATCTTGAAGATTTTATTCGCTCACCAGTTCTAGGTGGCGTTGTTACAGCTATTAGGGCTACTGTAACTGAAAACCTGCAGGCACGTAGCTTTGGTCTAGCACTCGATGCTGACCCAGCAACATACCAGGCAGCTTATGCAAGTGCATCACCCTATACGGGAGCACAGGAAGCTGGTGAGCTACGGGTTTATTTTGATGGTAAAGCCCTTACGATCCCAGTTGCTATCGGTGATACACCTGCACAGTTACTAAGAAAACTGTCTTTGAAATCTATCCAACTTGCCGGTATTCGGCAGATTGAACTGATTTCAATGGATAAAAGCAATACACCAAAGGCAGCAGAACGTGTTGTAGTTGTTGCTGGTGTCTCATATACGGCCAAGGTTAGTGGTCAAGTATTTGAGGCTACACTACAAAATCGTCAAAGCACCACAGCAATTGCAGCTTTAGCTAGCATGAGTCTTGTCCACACTGAAGGTGGAGCTTTACGACCTGGACTTTCTGGGCTGCTTGTTGGTTACGGAGCTGACTATGCTTTAGCTAGCTCCACGCAGAATCCTGTTATTCTGGCAGATATCAGAAACTCTGATTTTATTATGCCAATGGATCCTAGCGTTAATTTCCATCCATCAGATATTTTATGTTTTAGGGTACAGCCAGCAATTGTATCTGGCACACTATCTGCTTTAAAAACTGATAATTCAGCTAATACACTTAAGTACAAGATTTCCCAAGTAGTAACAGGTGGCCATAGCAATACGCCAGCACGCGTACATGCTGAGGTTACAATCCCTGTACAAAATGGTTGGACAGCACTAAACCTCGTTGAGGCGATTGCAGTGGACCTTGGTAACAAGCGTGCAGCACAACAGGTTTTAGGAGCTGTACTCCCGTCTATCAAGGTTACAGACGTAGTTGGAGCGATTTCGTATGTACCTGCTCTAGACCTTGTTGGTTTTAGTACTGATCCTGAAACTGACATGAAGTTCCTGTTCCAGATTACAGCCCTCCCAGAGGGTATTGATACTGCATTAGCCACAAGGGCTTACAACGTACAGTCCTTTGATCCTGATGTAGATTCTGTAGTTGTTAGCTCTATTACGCTAGGCCGCACAGAAAGTGTCACACTTGATGCTCGTGGTACAGGTAGTGCTAAGTCTGTAGAGGCTAATCCTTCTAATCAAATGAAAGATGGCCTTGCTCGCATACGTCGTATGCTGGATAGCGGACGATAGTATGAGCTTACAAACTCGTACCTTTGGTAAACCTACAACTTTAAACGATATTATTGAAAAGACTATTACAGAGCTAGCTAAACATGAGCTTCTTACAGGTGCAGCAAATATTGTAGGACCAGACGGTCGTTTAGTTAAACCTGTAAAGTTTAGAAACTTTTCTGGTGTAGAGCTTAAAGAACAGGGATTAACAGTTTCTGTTTATCCGTACTACTACGAAGGAACAAGCAGGCCTACACCAGAGTCTAAAAATGCAAGTGTATCTTTAGTACCATACGGGCTGATTGGACCTGATCCACAAAATCCTATACGAGCCATCGATATGGCTACGGCAAATATAAAAATACGACTTGATATGCTTGGCTATACGCTTGATACAAAGAAACAAGCAAATACAAGCCTTGGTCAACGTGGATTATTTGGTACTAACCTTGGTGTACAAACTTTTGAGTTTAATTATGCAGAACAAATACTTAGAGATTACGCCGAGTATATAAGGCTTGCCCTGTCTAACGAACTTTTTAATTTAGGTGGATTAATTAGAGGTTCCCAGGTAACCTGGATTAATCATATATCAACTACATGGGACCAGGGCGGAAGCCTTATTTTGCATACAGCAGAATTAATGTGGCAAGTATATTACAATCCACTACGTTCTTGGAAAACTGATGGCATCATTCGTGGAAAGGATATTTTAATTGGATCACTAGAAGCTAATGGCCATCCTGTATTTTTTAGACCAGCTCTTGGTACGGTACTAACTGGTTTTGGTCAGGTATTTTTAAATACCCCTACTAGACAGCCGCTTAGCTGGAGATCTTGGCGTGTTTCCGAGGATGATGGTATAAGTACTCTCTATAATCCACAAACTAATCAACCGCTCTCAACAGAAGCTTTGTATGGACCTGGTACTACAAAATCATTTATTAACCTAGATCTTTTACCAGTTGGTGTGCTCACACTAGGCGATATTCCGCTATACTTTAACAAGATAACAAATCAATTATTCACTTATGACGGTAGCCCGTTTACACAAATTCCCGGCCCAAATGCAAAGTTGGTAAACGGCGCGTTAGACTTAACTGATAAATCTCAGTGGATCTCGGTGTCTTGGAATTTGGAAAAGTTTCACTTGGTGTATGGAGTTGGTCATCCAAAAGTTGGGGAACGAATAGATCCTTCTGATATGATTAATCCAGCAACCAATGATTTGTACCTGATTACAGGACAGGTATACGGACTAAACTTTGAAACTCGTCGACCAATTCGAGAGTTTCTGTTGTTTGATTCCCCTAATCCAAGCCCCCAATAGGAGGAAGGTTACCATGGCTGATATTTTCCCAAATATCTCATTTGATGAGAGCGACGTAGGCCCTAGGCCTGTTGCACCAGTTTCCTTTGCCCGTATTGGGGTTGTAGGGGAATTTACAAAAGGTCCTAACAACCAGTTTGTGTTAGTTGATACACCTGAAAATTTAGCAAAGATTTTTGGTACTGACACAAAGAATGGTTCTATTGCAATTCAAACTGCAATGGACCAGGGCGCTCGGGACTTTGGTGTCCGACGTGTAATGGGACAAGCTCGCCCCGCAACAGGCTATCTGCGTCCTGTGTTAGATGGTGTTGCAACTGCAAGTGGCAAGGTTGTATTGATGTCTACAGGATATGTAGTTCCTGTTTTAGGAGAAGGCGTTACTTCAAAAGAAGATCTAGCTCAAGACATTGTTACTGCAGTTAATGCTTTTAACTTTGGATTTATGCGAGCTTCTGCAGCTGGTAACGTTGTAAACCTTCAATCATCAATCGATGGTCTTCCACTAGCTCTTCGACTTGTAGATCGTAACCAGCCTGGTAGTGTTGTTGCTAATAGCGGTATGAAGTTTATGCTCCCAGATGGTGCTGAACTTCTTCCAGATAGCTTGGTTAGGCTTTCTGGTAGCAACTTGAATTTTGCGGTAGAGTACGACCAGTCTGCAATTTCAAGCGACTTAACAGTTACTTTAGGGTCGTCAGTAGCTAATGGAAACTTCGTAACCGCAAAAGTTGGACTTACTGAGGCTACTGCTACTCGTCAGGATGCACAGTCTGTAACTGTAACTCCCGCAGCTATTGCCGAGGGTGAAAAGGTCTCAGTAACTATTGGTGGTATTAATGTTCAATCAACTCTTAAAACCAGTAGTAATACTATTAAAAACCTTATGGATGATATTCGGACAAACTTTACACAAAAAAATCCAGTTTTTCTTGCACAGGGAAATGTAACTTTAACCGTTGCTAATGATGGTGTTTTAACAGTAGCTGCAGTGGCTAACAAGTCATTTGCTAACATTAGTATTACGGCTTCTGTGATACCTGCAACAGGTAGCCCTTCTCCTACTGGAACGGCGACTCTTAACAATCCTGGTGTTTTAAAACCTGCATTAGTTACTGTAGCTGCCCTAGTTGCAGACCTAAAGCGTCAGTTACAGGAAGCACGTTCCGACTTAAATTTTGTAGCAAATGCTGGTGTCCTAACAGTAAGTCCTGCTCCTGCTGCACCAATGAGTGCTGATGTTACTCTTAGTGCAAAGGTTTCCGCAAACGTAACTGCAACCTGGTCTAATTCTAAACTTTTTAAGCCTGGAGGTGCCGTAAAGCCGTTCCATCTCCACATAATGCTAGGGGCAGAAGCAGACGTGGTTCAGGGATCTACTACTGCAGAGTCTCTTGCCGCAGCTCTATCCCAGAGCTTGAATAGTCGGGGTCTAGGTCTTACAGCAACTGTACGACCAGTTTTAAACGAACTTGTACTTACAAGTAGGTTTTTAGGTGCAGAAGGCAATGCCTCACTACTAAATGTTGGACTTTATCAGTCTGGCAGTTTGTCGACAATTGGTTCACTAGGTATGAAGTACCGTTCCGGAGCACCAAATGCCCTACTATCTGACCTATCAAATGGTTTAAGCGTTTTACTTCAAGGCGGTGAAGATGGCCCTAAAAAGGGACATGTTGTAATTAGCCGCCGTAAGTTTGTTCGCGCTCAAGCAACAGCAACACTTTCGTGGGATTCTAACAAAGTTCTTTTAACGCTGAATTCTGGTGAAGTAACAATTAATGGAGTTACAAAATCTTTAGCTGCAGCTACCTGTAACCCAGCAGTAGGAGATAACGGTAGTAACTATGTTGTTGCTGAAATTGACGCATCAGGAAATTTAGTAATTAAAACTGTAAATCAAGCAACCCGTGATCAGGTTGTTATTGGCCAGTATACTCTAACTGGTAATGCTGCCCAGAATAACCTTGGCTCTTTTAGCACTGAAGTATATGGTAAGGCTGTAAATGGGGATGTACTAAGGATTGAAGCTGCTTCTGAAGGGATATGGTCCAATCTTGCAAAAGTAAGTGTATTGAAGGACAATGGGCTTATCTCTCTGACCGCTACTTATAACGGTGATGTTGAGATCTTCCAGTTTGACTTGAAAACTTCTTTAGACGGCAGCAAGCCTTATCGAGTTGTTATTCCTACAAGCCAATCAAATTACATTAAAGCTATTTATGTAAACCCCCTAGAGGATGCATTGGATGATGATATTCATGCTGTATCAGATCTACCATTACTAGGTGGTCAGGATGGTCCTCCACCAACATTTGAAGACTATCTTCGTGTTCTGGACGCAATTGACTCAGATTCAGTAAATATTTTAATTGCTTCTGGAAATACACACCCAGGAGTTCGTCAGAAGCTTATTGAAAAAGCTGCAGCATCTAATGAAATTAACGGACTTCGAATTGCAGTACTAGCAGCTGATCGCAGGTTATCTGCTTCTCAGGCGCAGTTACAAACAGCTAATCTTGATAGTCCTTATGCAGTCATGGTTGGTGGATGGTCTACATATTCTAAGCGTTCAGATCTTGCACCACTGTCTACACCACCAGACGGTTTCTACGCTGGGCATATTGCTGCTATGCAGCGCTTTGAAGCTTCACCAGCTGCGCGTACAAGTGCAGCACCATTTACCGGAATTTCTGCAGTAGACATTCCTGTAACAGGCAGCCAGGCTTATAACGCATATACAAAGGCCAGGCTGGAAATGATTATTCCAGATCAAGTATCCGGTAATTTCCACTGCCTAAATGGTAGGAGCCTATCTTCAGACCCGGCATGGAATTGGATTGCACTCCGTAGGGTTTATAACTTTATTCGGGGTACAACCTTCCAGGCTCTGCAGTTTGCAAAGTCTGAACCTAATAATAGTCAGCTACGTTCAACAGTTGCAGGAACAGTAGATCAAATTATGTACATGTTGAAACTACAAGGTCGAATTGATGGATTCCAGCAAACTAAGGTTGACTCAGAAAACAATACACCAAACATGATTGCTCAAGGTATGTTAAGGGTAGATATGTTCTTTACCCCGGTGTACCCAGCAGACTTTATTACAGTAGGCTTACATAGAGTAGTACCTGTTTCAGTTACTGTTCAAGCTGGACAATAATTAGGAGAATACAGTAATGTCAAATAATATTCTTGACCCTATTCAGGGGTTTGACGTGGATGTTAGTATTACTGCCATTGGCGGTCCAATCTTAGTTGGCCGTTTTACATCCATTCTAGTACGTGTTGTCAACGTTACGGAAACATACTTAGAACTTAATCAACGTATCCCACGACACCTAGACGGTGAAGTTAATATTGTTTGGCAGTGTGAACGCGGTATGTTAAATACAAAAGTTTTACAAGACACTTTTGGATTTTTTGATAGCAATAGTATTAGTAGAAATAATAAAATTAAACGTGCTCGTCGATTTACTATTACCTTTAAAGTAGGTGTAGAGAAAGCAGACTTTGTAGATGACCAGATGGCTAACCAGCATGGACAGGTTAGGTCTGGTGGTCCAACATCTTACATGTTGCAGTTTTGTAAAGTAGACACAATGTCTTTTGGTGCAACATCGGGTCGTAATATTGTTGCAAACCAGTGGCAGGGCACTGCTGAAGGTATCACTATTAGTTAAGTAAAATTATTTAAGCCCCCGGTAGCTTTACCGGGGGCTTATTTTTTTTTGCTTTCGTGTGATACTATATAAGTAGTATCTAGTATTATCTAGAATTAGGAGTTACAGCTATACATGGGATGGGTTCCAAATAGTAAGGGTGGTGTTAACTATTCTTATGTTATGAGTGATAGTGACCACACTCTACCAAACTCATCTGAAACTGTACCGACATGTATTGTTGTGTGTACGCAGCCACAATACAACGCGCATACGGCTTCTGGTATAAAACCTTTAGGTGGTTGGAAAAGAGTCTTTCACTCAAATACAGCCTGGAAAGTTTTGAATGCTCGAGTTCAGCTTGTAAGGTATTACGCAGCATCATCTGCAAGAATAGCACTTGGTATAGATTTACCTTTTCTTGAAAGTCCCATACCAGCACCAGGATTAGAGTACTCTGGAACTGCACCTAAAGAGTTTGATGCTCGTAGATATAGTTTGTTTGGTACTGAATCAGGTACTAAAGATGACCCATACACACAAGAAGTTCGACCAGAAATGGAAATCGAAATATGGATGGGGTACTTATCTAAGTTTGACGAAGTAGGAAAATATGTAAGTCTTACATATGAGGTAAATCCAGTAAAGTTTACTAAAGTATTTACAGGGGTTATTGATACAGTAGACCTTAAACTTGGTAGAGGAGACAGTCCTGCAGATGGTGTAAATTGTATTATTACTGCGCGGGACAGAATGCGGTTTTTAATTGATACAAAGATTTTTGGTGGCATAACAATACCTGGTCAAGATTTTACTACAGGTGTTGATCGAACAAAAATTGTACAAACACTTATAACCCAAGGTAGTAATGGTGCTTGTACACCAGCAAGCGAGTTATTGTTTCATCCCAGCGGAAGACCTCCTATGAAACTTTTTGGTGGGGCTACTGGGGTTACAAAGGAGCATACAGGTGCACTTGCTAACGGAGCCTCTCCTTACGCTTTGCTAGATCAGTTTCCTGTGGATGCTATTAGGTGGTTTTCAAGTATCGAGACAGTTCCCAGAGAACTGTACTGTGACCCTAACACAGGTAATATAGCCTGGTCTTGTAGACTTCGTGGGGAGCCTTATAAGCGAACTAAAGATGCTTCTCTGTTTGGCGGAGGTGTGGGTATTAAGTCAGCTGGAGCTGCTAGCTACAACTTGGATGGTTTAGCTAGAGCTATCAAACTTTATAACAATTACGTTGGTACAGAAACTTATGCACCTATAACAGGATTCAAAACATCAAATAAAATCGATGAAAAAACCGCTTATGAATGGGCAAGTAAAATTATTCAATTAAGTCAACAAGCGCGTAGTCCAAAGTTTTTGGATCCGATTACATTTGCTGCACAAATTCAATTGGAAAGCCAGTGGTTGCACTACAAAGACGGAGAGGTTAATACTTCAAATGCCGGCGCTGTAGGCCTTGCACAAGTTATGCCTAACGCGAAGAGTGGTTTAACTGGAGTAGATGTATCTCTTTTAAAGAGTAATCCTCTCTATAACTTAGAGATGGGTTGGCAAGTCATGGTTAACAAAGCTCGAGCTAAATACTTTAACGGTCAAAGCATTGAAGATTTATATAATGCTGGAAAATTATCTACAGAAAATGCTCTTATGTTTACACTAACACTATATGTAGGCGCGGGTAATATAGTTCCTGGAACAAAAAAACCTCAATTTATATATGTTGTAGAGCAAGAACTCAGAAGCAATCCTGGAAAACTTTCTTTTGATACAATTATTTCTTCTTCAATTATTACAAATACTGAGACTAAGCGGTATGCAAATAATATCAGGGCTAGGCGATCATCTGCAGTTTATCCACCCACAAAAGAACTATTGTGGTTACCACTTTATAATGGTTGGCTGGCTGCTGAAAAATCCCGAACTACTGGAACTGATGCATCAACTGTAACTACTGTTGCAATAACTGAAGATATTTCTGTATTACGGGGCGAAGATAATCCTTGGATATTATCTTATAAAAAAGTTGGGACAGAAATTAGTTCGGGTGATCCTAAAAGAGATCCATTCGAACTAGTTAGATCTAAAGATCGTAGAGCACCAATTACTTGGGGTGATCCTACAAGGGATCCATTTGAACCCGTTACTAATAAAATTAAACCTAATGTACTTTCTGCACATTCAAGTTGGTCTACTTTAGGTATGGTTACAAGATTTACTCTAGTTACACCTCAACACAATAATAGTGCGGGTGGTAAAGCAAAAATTAGTGCAAGCCAGAGTCTTTTTGGTACACCAACAATCTCAGGAATTACATATGAACAAGCTATGGCACTAACAAATGATGCAACATCTTACGGTGCAGCTACTGCATCAACAAGCGCAGCAGCTAAGAAAGAATCAGCTTTTGCAGAGCCACCAGTTCCTAGCGAAAGCACCATTGATATAACTAATCCTGGGCTTTTAGGCCCAACTACAGCACAGCCACTTAAGTTTGTAAGTAAACTTAGACTACCGATTCGAAATAGATTTCTCTGGGATGAGACTTCTGATGAAACGGTAACAACAAACACTATGGACTTAATCTTGAATGCAATGATTAATGTACATGGAAAAGATTTACATACAGCAGATTTCATGGTTCCGCTAAATCCAGATATGCGACCAAGCCATATGGTGCGTTTAAATAATATGGGGTTTTTTGACAACCACGTAATGCGCTTAGAGGGCGTCATCCATATGTTTTCGTCGGGTGGCGTTCAAAATGGTTGCGTAACTATGGGTGTAGTTGTAGATCCACAAGGTTCATTTGATCCGCGTAAGTTGCCTGCACACTTGCAAGAGATTCTTAGATTACAAAATAGTGCCCTAGATGTTTCAGCTTTGAGTAGAGATCCGGCTCTAGATTCAGGTGATCTTAATATTCCTATAGATAATCTTGTTAAACCTATAAATGTATCAAAGATAAGACAATCTTCTTATATACGTTATTCAACAGAATTAATGGTACTATACGCCCATGCTGTGTTAGCTAAAGAGCTAGAAGAACTAATAGCTGCTTATGAAATTTTTACTTATCAATATTTATGTTGGACTTTAGGAAAACCTATTACAGAATTCAAAGAACCTTTAGTTGATTCTGAAAAAGTTTCTGCAGGGAAGTTTAATTATAAATATGGTGTTCATTATACAAGTGCCGTTAATGAAGTATATCGTAAAGCTAATAAATTAGTAGAAAAAGTAAAAGCAGCAAATCCACCACTTCCAAAATCTGTTGCTGAGTATTTTTTAGATGCAAATAATCAACCTATACAAAAGTTTTTGTTAAACCCTGAAGATATACAACTTTTTAATGAGGTAATGGAAGAAAACAGACCAATTATTGAAGCAAGGAATGATTATGATTTTATACCACCCAGAATGGTAGTATGGCCATTTGATTTTGCTAGCTCAAAAGCAAATGAAACTATTTTAAAAATTTTAGGAACGTTTACAGGACCAGCAGCTGCTGGGGTAGCACTTTTTATAAGATCTACAGCTACTGTAATATACAATTCTATCTTAGCTGCAATTTTTGAAACTGGTACGGCTGCTCTTAGAGTTGTTTTAGGTGGCGTACTAGGTATTATTATATTAAGTATTTTAGGGTGGGATGCAGGAAAGTTTATAGGTGGCTATCTTGATACAGTAACTGTACTTTTTTCAGATTATGAGAAAGCCTTAAATCAAGCAATTGAAATAGCAATTAATAATACCGAACCTGGTAAAGGTTTAGAAGACCAAGCAGAAACATTTTTGTATACACCAACTCAAAAAGAATTAGTTAAGTATTTTATATATGTTGCTGAAAGACAACACGTTATAGAAATGAGAAAAAATTTTCCTATCTTATACAAGCAAATCGATCCAATTATTGTTTATTTGAATGGAAAAATAGCAGATCTTAAAGCAAAGATTCCAGGATTAATTAATTCTGAAAAAGCAGGAGAATCTAAGTTTATACCTAGTAGAATACCTACGCGTGAAGAACCAAAACTACCGTTTGGGGGATACTAGAAGTTACATATATGGATCAAAACTTTTTACGCGGATTAGGTCTTGAGCAATTCAAGACCGTTGTAGAGAAAAAACAAGAATCTAGTACAACCCGATTTGGGATTGTAGAGTCTGTTAATGTCTTGGAAAGTTTTGCGATTGTAGCTGTACCAGGTGGTGATTCAGATTTTAATACGGTTGAGGTAAAACTCCTTAACGTCTCTGAAAACGCAGAAGACGTTGTAGACGGCGAAGTCAAAACCGTAAAGTCTAACTTCACAAGGTATAGGGCAAGGATGCCTGAGCCTTTAGAGCCCGGTACACACGTCCAAATAACGTTTATTTCAGGGCGGATTGAGCCAGTCATTACTAGTGTAATACCCGTCTTAAAAGACGATATAGAGCCCCCTACGAAGTACATAGCTGTGGACAAAGACGGTAATGGCTTTAGGTTTTTAGATGGTGGTTCAGACACTTACTGGACAAAGCAGAATGCAGCTCGAGGCTTTAGATTTGCACCTTACAGTCAAAATGCTGTAGGCGGAAAGATTGTTGTAGCAAATGGGTTTAAGCTGAAAACTCTTTTAAACCCTAAAACACCGTCAAGTCAAGCTATCAAAAACGCTGTCAAAGATAGCACCCCAGCTGGTATTTCACCCTGGGTTGATAAAGATGGGGTGGGTCATGTTGGTATGTTTGGAGACATCATTCATAGTCTTGCAAAAGAAATTGATGTATTTGCTTTAGGCTCTAGTCAACCTGTATCATCATTTTTAAAAGATCCCCTAAATGATTTAGTAGAGTCCCTTGACTTAGAAGTTAAAACTAATTTAGAAAATTTTCTATTTCCAGAAAAATTTGAATTTAGAGTTTCACCACTAATTTATGAATTAGCTATAAAAGAAGCTGCTGAATTTAAATTAAAATCTAAAGGCTACTTTTCTGTTATTGAGCAATCCGATATATTTTATACAAATAAAACTGAAGATAGTAAAACTTTACTAAACTTTGTAAGAACTAATTACAAACCTACAGATAACTTTAAATACTTAATTGCTGGAGCACTCACAGCGGGAGTTTATACTGAGGGTTTAAATGTAAGCAAAATTGGTGGATCTTATTTTCCATCAACAGCACTTGTAGGAAATTTAAATAGCTTTGACCCAGCTACTTCTAATAACTTAAATTGCCTTAATGGTTTAAATGGTTACGGATCTGCTTGGATTAATTTAATTGCTGCACTAAGACTTTCACTGTTATATAACTCACAGGCAGTTGGATTAAAAACGTTACTAAATTCATACCCACTAAAGCTTTATAAAATAAAAAATGCTTCTATAAGTACTATTGAAAATAATGTAGATTTATTTATACATGAAAATATTTTTGGATTTAATGATATAAATTATAAAGAAAGTATGTTAAGTGATAGATCAAACTTTAATAAGTTAGCTGGATTTACAGGATATACTTTATCACCAAATAATAAAAAACAATACACTTATGCAGATATAACACATGCAAATTTAAAAGAAATATCTACCTCAGCCGAGGGTTGGTTAAAAGCGAACAACTTTTATGTACCAAATGTAGCAGCTTTAAAAGATACATCTGGAAAAAGATTTCTTGATCGTTTATACCTTGATACAACCGGTATTAGTCACACCACAAATAGTTTGAAGTATGGCGTTGCTGGTGGTTATACAGCCCAGGTTCGTACACTAGTACAAGAAATTTTATACATTATAAAAGAATACAACTCTGATATTGAAGCATTTACGGGCCGTGTAGGTTCGCCGTTTAAATCTAATACAACAGCACTAAAACTAGTAGATAAGCTTGGTAAAAGTGGTCAGGTTGTTTCTCAGCTATGGACTAGTAGTTTTATTATTTATCTTATGCTTAGGCTTTTTAATGGACAGCCTGGTAAAGAACTAGCTCAAACATTTTTAAGTACATATGCTGGAAAAACTTCAGCTGTATCAAAACAAGAATTTTTACAAATTTTTCAAACTTATTTGGGAGACATATCAGATCCGCTGGCTTTAAAATGGTGGACTACAACAATTGAACGATACACATTTGTTGCAAATGCATTGGCTAAATCTCAGGTTTACTGGAGGGTATAAATGGCTAATCTAGGAGAATTTAATAAGCTATTAGATGCTACTAGTATATTTAGTAATTTAAGCTTTAACCACCAGTCTATTAGTAATTATCTTAATGCGCAGGTAGCAGTAGTAAAAAACTCTGCTGAGCAACTTGTGAAAGGTTATTCAATTTATGGCCTTGAATTTAGTAATATAGGTAATATTTTGACAGACAATATCCCTGGACTTAACTCACCTAATACAAATCTTGCTTTACCTGATCCTACAAAATTAGTACCGCAGCCTGAAGCTGGACCCAGTTTACAAGAGCGTATTACTTTTTACGGGCATACTCCACCCCAAAGTAGTAGTGCAGATGCTATTGTAGGTTCAGAGCTCCCTACCGTTGAGGGTGTTGGATCTGTATTAGCATGTACACCACATCCACAGCATAGCTACAAACTAAACTCAAATCGGGTTATAAACCGCACAGGAAAGCAAAGACCCGATTCAGGGACATAAATGAATTTAGATACGTCAACAAGTACAATCAGAGCCAAAGTATTAAGCCCTGATCCTAGTGTGCTGGATACTGTACAAACTGCAACAAACTTAGTACAGGACTTGAAAGCTTTACAGCTTCTTCAGGAATACTTGTCTAAAGTTAGTTCAGAAGCAGCTAATACAAGTAATGATGTTATTGAAAATCCCGCATCTTCTCTAAAGAAATACACACAGCAAATGAGGAACTTTATTTGTGGCTATGTCTTAACCCATGATGAGACACTCAGCGCAATGTCTGAAATACCGGCATCAAAGCTGTACGCTGAGCCTGAGACAAATAAAAATCCAATACATTTTGAGAGCGTGCTTGCTAACCCGTTACTGGTACCAGCTATACCTGGAAACTTATTTTACATGGCTTGTGGTGATAATCTGCAACAACATAATTTAGATTTATACACAGCCTATACACTAGCAAAAAATCTTCCTGAAAATTCTAATACAACTAGCTCACAGATAATTGCAAATCTTTTACCGTACTACCCTGTACCAGGTTTACGCTCAGGCACAAATCAAATTCCACAGACCTTACTTGCTCGCTGGGCAAGCCTTATTGATATGAGTGCAACTAATAGCTGGATACTTGATGGACTTACAGTATCCACTGAACTTGCAGAATTAGTTGCAATTATTGGTTTACGGACTGTTGTAAACTACAAAGCTTTTATGTGTTTAAGACAACTTGATAAGGCCCTAGAAGAGATTCCACATAATGTAGCAACAGCCATGAAGAGCCTGTATCAACAAGCTGGATATACAAGTCACCCACAGGTTTGGTTATCTAACCTAAAATCTACTTTAAAGAACCCTACAAGTATATCTACAATACTTATGGAATATTTTACACATAAAAGAATATTTGATGAGTATCAAGATACTTGGAATAGTTTGTCGTCAGTGCCAAGTAACTCTAATACAACCCCTAATGAACTTATTTCTGTTTTAAGCGAAAACTCATCTTATAATGACGCAGCAGTAAAAAGTTCAACATATGTAAATAATTTACTAAGTATTTTATTAAGTGCTTATGGGGGTTCAACAAGTTTAAATAATACTCAACGTTTTGATTTGTTTGAAACTACTTTTGAGACTTGGAAAAATACGATAAATAGTTTTGGTGGTGTTACAGGTGCAGAAGGTTTAATAGCTGTTGTAGCAATTAATCAACTTGAAAGAATTTCTAATTACAGTGCTCTTCCCACAGCAAATGACGAGACTTTAACAAGTTTGGGTCAAGAGGGTTTAGAAATAACTAAGTACCTTTCAAATACCCCTTTTCTTGAAGATGCTTTTGCAGGCTTAGCATCATGATTAGTGATTCAAAAGTAATCAAGTTTGGCTCTGCAATGGCAGAACAAGCTAAATCAAACTCAATACAGTCTATAGGGTTGATGGCTTCTGTAGAAAAGCCTTTGGCAGCCACACTTGTTTCAGATGCATCAGCCGGTACAAAACAGATTCCGCCTGAAGATGCTCATCCCGAAGTTTTGCAAAAACTTAAGATAGAGATATCTGCAAACCTTCAAAAAATTCTTGCTACCGAAGCCGAGGGCGTTGCATCTAGTGACTACAACGGATTTATTGATCTTATAAACAAGCTTGCTACAGTCAATGCTAAGTCTTATAACGAGCCTCTTATTCGTATTAGGAACAGTCGGGGTCAACTAGCTGATGTAGTGAATACAAACGCTGTACACACCGCTACAGGCAATCAGACAACAATACTGTCAGGTAATGACATAAAGGTCTTTAGGAGCCTCCTGTGGCGCGGTGGGACAGCTATGCGCTGTGAAGCACCCCTTATTACGGATAGCGCCCATACGAGGCTTATATTCGCTCATATGCTACTACAGCAGGCAGACCTATTAACCCAGCGAGCACAGAACTTATTATCTACTGTAAAGGGGGTTTATAGTGTGTCTGCTAGCGATATAACTTTATTGTCAAACGAAAAGTTTCATGTTTCTGCTGATACCGCAGAGGTAGTAGCCTCAACTAAAATTAAAATATCTAGTGAGGGTGAACTTGAGATAAGAACAAATAATGACATTAGTGTTATTTCTCAAGGATCTAATAGTAAAATTGTAGTACAAGCTAGCAGAGTTGATGTAAACCCAGTTATACCTGTTGCTAGTGAAATCATTACAACACACGAAGCAACTGGATTACCTACAGGCACAGCATCTAAAGTTAAAAAGCATATTGAATTACCTCAATGGGAAGGAATGAGTCCAATCCCTGCTTATGTGTTTCCTGGCGATGAAGTGGCATTTCAAAGCGAGGCTAATTAAATGGCATTAGATCCTTTCAGCGATTTGTTACTTCAAAAAGACAACAGAATCATAGCCTCAATACCCGTAGATGAAATAGACTTTGACATAAAAGATGGTGACTTGGCTTTAGCTAGTAACGAAATTAACGTAAAAGAGAGTTTGATTAGAAGGCTTAGAACTCCGCTTGGAGCTTATCAAGCATTAGTAGTAACCTACACAGAAGCGGGTTCAAAAAACTGGGTTTATTACGATAGCACCTATGGCTCTATGTTACATACCTTTATATCTGAGCCACTTACAAATCATTGGGTAAAGAATTTTACTGATACAGTAGTTAGGGTAATTTCTGAAGATACGCGCATCTCGGTAACTGACATAAATCTGGACATTGTTGATATATCCCGTGGAAAGATAAACTTGTCTATTACGTATGAAATTACCGGCGTAGAGTCTGAGCAAACTATTCGTATTGGGTCAAATGAGTCTAGCTCTTTGAGTATTAGTTAGGGAACAATAAGTATGCCAAAAGAATTTGAGTCAAAAACTTTTCAAACCATTAATCAGGAAATGGTTGATACCCTTGTATCACAACAACAAGGCAATACAAAAAAGTTAACCGACTTCAGTGAAGGATCAATTATTGGAAGTATATTTAGGTCTATTTCTTCAACAATTTCTGGTATGTGGTCAGAGCTCGAAAGTTTAATAGATGGATTTTATATTGAAACTGCTACAGGAGATCTATTAAAAAGGCGGTTTAGAGATTTTGCATTTGAAATGAAAACCGGTACACAAGCTAGTGGAACTGTTTTAGTAGTTAGAGATCCTGGTGTTAGTTTTACAGCAGATATTGATATTAATAGTTCTTTATTTTTTACTGGAAATTATAACTTAGAGTTTGTTGTTATAAGTGGTTCTGATACTAGTGTTTTTGGACCAATTAATGATATTAGAAATAGTAA